GTGTCAACACCCGTGGTAGCCGATCTACCCCGGTGAGTCAGGACACTGAAGGCGTCATCTACGAATCGCAAGTGGCTAAGATGAGTTCTTTGCAGTACGAGAAGAACGCTGAAGCTATTCAGAAAGCTATTCAGACTGGTAAGTTTGTGTACGATATGAGTGGTAATGCACGATAACAGTTGACACGGGCACAAAAAGTCTGATATAACTTTACTTAGGACGAAAAGGGTAGCTCCCCTGACCATGCCGATTCATGGTCTAGTCCTTTATCTAATCGGAGATGTTATGAATGATGTTGTTAAGACATGTGGTCAGTGTGGTGCTTCTAAGTCGATTAGTGAATTCCATAAGGATAAGACTAAAAAGTTTGGAGTAACTAGTGCTTGTAAGGTATGTGCTAAAAGTATAAGTAAAGACTATTACTATAAGAATAGTGAGCATATCAAGCGTAGAGTAACTTGCTACAATGAATCATATGTTCCAAAGTACAGTAGAGAAATAGACTCTCGCCTTAAGAATCTTTGTACAAAGGCAAAAGGTCGAACAAAAGAATTTAGTCTCGTAGATCAGGATGTTCTTGATCTGTGGGAAAAACAGAATGGTCAATGTGCTTACACAAAACTGCCGCTGCTTGCAACAGCCAACCAGTTTAATACCGTAAGTCTTGACAGGGTAGATAGCAGCAAGGGTTATGTTGTCGGTAACGTACAACTTGTCTGTGCAGCTATTAATAAAATGAAGCAGGAGTATACAGAAGAGCTGTTCCTACTACTGAGTCATCTTGTAACGCAAAACAACAAACTGTCAGAAACACCTGAAGTTTTGTTAGCCCGTTATTTTCCGTTGGGCACTTCGGAATAATAATGTACCTAGCGAAGTCAGCCTCTGTAGTAGTGTTAGCGTATTTAACTATATGCCAATATATCTATAGGAGATTTAAAAATGGCTTTTCCTTCCGCACCCGGCTACGGTCAATTCCAAAATGGAAACTTCAGCCCAGTTATTTATTCCAAGCAAGTACAACTTGCATTCCGTAAAGCTTCTACCGTTGAAGACATCACCAATAGCGATTACTTCGGTGAAATTGCTAATATGGGGGACTCCGTCAAGATCATCAAGGAGCCGGAGGTTAGCGTCCAAGCTTACGCTCGTGGTACTCAGATCACAGCGCAAGACCTCGACGACGAAGACTTCACCTTGGTTGTTGACCAAGCGAACTACTACGCCTTCAAGATCGACGACATCGAAGCTGCTCATTCGCATGTGAACTTCATGCAGATGGCATCGGACCGCGCTGCCTATCGTCTGCGCGACAACTACGACCAAGACGTGTTGGCGTATCTGTCGGGTTATCAGCAGTCTGCTAAGCATGCCAACGGCGACACCGCCCGTACCACTGCTCCCGGCACCAAAGCTGTTGCCTCTGCTGGTGCTGACGAACTGTTGTCGAGCATGAAGCTGAGCCGTCCCAACTTCAGCAACCTGACCACTGCTGGTACTGCTGGTGATTCCATCCCTCTGTCTCCACGTTTCCCCGGTGCTACTGGCGCTTCCGCTACCTCTGTGTCTCCTCTGACCGTGATTGCCCGTATGGGTCGTCTGCTGGATCAGCAGTTGGTTGACACTCAAGGTCGTTGGTTGGTCGTTGACCCCGTGTTCGTTGAGATGTTGAAGGACGAAGACAGCCGCCTGTTGAATGGTGACTTCGGTGGTTCTGGTCTGCAAAACGGCCTGATCCTGAACAACCTGCACGGCTTCCGTATCTATGTGTCGAACAACACACCTAAGCTCGGTACTGGTCCCGGCACTGCTGGCACTTCTGCTCAGGCTACCAACTTCGGCGTGATCATCGCTGGTCATGACTCTGCTGTGGCAACTGCTCAACAGTTGACAAAGACTGAGACATATCGTGACCCCGATAGCTTCGCTGACATCGTTCGCGGTATGCACCTGTATGGTCGCAAAATCCTGCGTCCTGAAGGCATCGTTACTGCAAAGTACAACGTTGCCTGATGAAACAGGGGAGGCTCAAAAGGCTTCCCCATTTCTATATCAACTCTTAAAGGAATCTCAAAATGTTTGTCTCTCAATCTACCCGTCCATCCCCCATCATGCTTGAGAAGGATGTGACTCTGGCTGCTTCTTCTGGTACTGCTGTCGGTATCGCTGTTCCTGCTGGCACAACTGTGTTGGCTGCTGGCTTCCAGAACTACACCGCTGTGCCTGACGTTGCCACCTACACCTTGGACGTCACTGACGGCACCACTGTGTTTGCTAACGACTTGAACTTTGATGCTGCTGCTGTTAACACCAACAAGGGTGGTGTTGTTCCCGGCTTCATCGCTGCTGCTGACACCATTGACGTTGTCACTACCATCTCTGGCGCACCCGGCGTTATCGCTGGTCGTGTCTGGGCTGTGGTTGTTGACTGCTCCAAAGGCGCTCAATCTGCTGACGAAGTTGACCGCGACCAACTGGCTTAATCGCCTGTAACTCATGGGGTGGGTCGTCAAAGGCTCACCCCTTTCTTGCTTATAACTATGTCAACATATATTTCCTTAACAAATGAATTGCTGCGTAGAGTTGGTGAAGTCATTATGGACTCCACAGACTTTGACAATGCTAGAAACGTACAAGCTCTAGCTAAAATCGCTATCAACTCATCTGTTAGAGAATTGATGCATTCGGCTCAGGAGTGGCCTTTTGCTTTGATGACTAACACACAGACGCTTGCCACCAATGGTACAGCCTCTTATGCTTTCCCTTCAGACTTCTCTAGCGTTGATTGGGAGTCGTTCTATCTGAAACAACTCACAGCCGCTAACAATCAGCCTAAGCGATTGCCTGTGTTGACTTACACGCAATACCTTGACGAGCGTAGACCCATCGAGGACCAAACAGGTTCTGGTGGTTATGGCGCTCCCGAAGCTGTCTATCAAACACAAAACGGTTTATTCGGTGTAACGCCAAAGTCTGATCAGGCTTATGAGGTTGAATACAAGTATTGGAAGTTCCCTGCCGATTTGGTGAATGCCGATGACGTATGCATCGTACCTTCCAGATTCGACAACGTTCTCATTGATGGTGCCATGACTTACATGATGTTGTATCGCTCTAACGAACAGAGCGCTGCCATTCATCGTGATAAGTTTGAAACTGGCATCAAGACAATGCGCCGCCTGTTGATGGATGAACCCTTCACTATGCGCTCGACAATGATTGTCAACGCATTGTCTTCACCACGAGTGATGTAATGGCAGATCGCATTAATGGATACAAGGTCATCTCTATTGGTGGCCTTAATACAAACAAGGATGTGCTGACACAGGGTGAGAACGAACCCGGTTCTGCTTATTCTTTAATCAATTACGAGCCATCAACAACTGGTGGTTATCGTCGCATCAGTGGATATTCCAACAACTACGGTACTGTCCCCGGTACTGGCTCTGTGTTGGGTGTGATGGTTTCTGAAGACCTTAACGACAATATCTTTGCTTGCCGTACTCCTGCTTCTGGCACTGCTTACTTCCACAAATGGGTAACGTCTACATCGTCTTGGTCGGCTATCACGACCCCCGGTAGTGTGACAATGACAGGTGTGAAGAAGGTTAGATTCATTAAGTATAATTGGTCTGCCTCTAAGATATTGTTGACGGATGGTATCAATCCTGCTGCTGTTTATAACGGCACTACCTACACTCAGATTACACACGCTAACGCTCCCAATTCCCCTAAGTATTCTGCCAACTACAAGAACCACATCTTCCTTGCTGGCGATCCTTCAGAACCTTTCAATCTCTACTTCTCTGCTCCGTTGAATGAGACTGACTACAGCCCCGCTAATGGTGCTGGTGTCATTAACGTAGGTTTTGAAATTGTACAGATTAAGCAGTTTCGAGATGTGTTGTATATCTTCGGTAAGAATGCCATCAAGAGTTTGACTGGTACAAACATTGCAGACTTTGTTGTCTCTGAAGTAACTACCAACTTAGGTTGTGTTGTTCCTGACAGTGTTATCGAGATTGCTGGTAATCTGTTGTTTCTTGGACCAGACGGTTTCAGGCCCATTGCAGGTACAGCTAATATTGGTGACGTTCAGTTGGAGACAGTGTCTAAACGGATTCAGTTCACAATCAACGCTCTGTTACAGGACGTTGTTGCCGAAGACATTGACGTTGAGACAATCTCCAGTGTTGTGATTCGTAAGAAGTCTCAGTTCAGAATGTTCATTCCAGCAGAAGGTAACTTCAGTATTGTGGGCGGATTGCGTGAAAGCCCTGCGGGTATTGGTTTTGAGTTTGGACAACTGTTTGGTATTCCAGCAACCTGTGTTTCCAGCGGCTATGTTGGTGCTGCTGAGTTTGTTGTTCACGGTGATGCAACAGGTAAAGTGTATGCTCAAGAAAGCGGCACATCGTTTGATGGAGCGCCAATACTCTCAGTGTATCAGACTCCTTATTACTACTTTCAAGACCCTACAATTCGCAAGAACTTCTACAATGTCACTACGTTTCTTCGTGGTGAAGGGTCAAGTAACATTGCTCTAGCTGTCTCTTACGACTTTGATGACTCTGTAGGTGTTTTTAATCCTTCCAATTATGCTATAACAACGGAAGGTGCAGCAGCTTATTACAACGAAGCTGTGTATGATGCCAACGCTATCTATAACGGAAACCCTTCACCTGTGGAGAAAACTAACATTTCTGGTTCTGGTTTCTCTATTGCTTTCAAATACGTGACTAACGACACTAACGCTAGTCACACAATTCAGGGCTTGGTCCTGAACTATGCTACTAATGACAGGAGATAATCTTGGCTGGATATGTAAGACAATCTGCTGCTGACATCGTACCAACCGCTGTTGTACGTGCAGCACCAATCAACAACGAATTGAATGCTCTTCGTGATGCATTCGCACAGGCATCGGGTCACAAGCATGATGGTACAGCCGCTGAAGGACATTACATTCCTGTCATCGGTGACGCTGATGCCAAGAACAAGATTGCCGTAGACACTGCTAACAACCGTCATGGTGTGTTCGTTGAAGTGTCTGGTACATCCACTGAACAAGTGCGTTTCCAAGACGGTGCTGTTGTACCTGTCACAGACAATGACATTGACCTCGGTACAAGCTCCCTAGAATTCAAAGACCTGTACATTGATGGCACAGCCAATATTGATAGCTTGATTGCTGACACTGTTGACATCAATGCAGGCAATATTGACAACACTGTTGTCGGAGCCGCAACACCTGCTGCTGCTACAGTTACTAACCTGACGGTCAATACCGCAGCCACCATTGCTTCTGCTGACATCAATGCAGGTACGATTGACGGTGCTGTCATTGGTAGTGCTTCTGCACAGGCCATCACTGGTACAACCATCACAGCCACTGTAGGCTTTGTTGGTGGTCTGACTGGTGCTGTCACAGGCAACACTGCTGGTACACACACTGGTGCTGTTGTTGGTAACGTCACAGGCAATTTGACAGGTAATGTCACAGCCTCTTCTGGTTCTTCCAGCTTCAATGATGTTGTCATCAATGGCAACTTGAACATGGATGCTTCTTCAGCAGCCACCATTACCAACCTCACAACACCGACCAACGCTGGCGATGCAGCCAGCAAAGGCTATGTTGACACTGCTGACGCTCTAAAGGTTGCTAAGGCTGGTGACACCATGTCTGGTAATCTGGCAATGGGTGGCAACAAAGTTACGGGTTTGGCTACACCTACCGTCACAAGTGATGCAGCCACTAAAGGCTATGTCGATACATCGATTAGTACATTGCTTGATAGTGCCCCCGGTACTCTTGATACATTGAATGAGTTGGCTGCGGCGCTTGGTGATGATCCAAACTTTGCAACAACAGTTACCAACGAAATTGCAACCAAGCTTCCTCTTGCTGGTGGCACTATGTCTGGTGCCATTGCGATGGGTGGCAATAAGGTTACGGGCTTGGGTGCTCCTACATTGTCCAATGATGCAGCAACAAAGACCTATGTTGACACTGCTGACAATTTGAAACTAAACCTTGCTGGTGGCACTATGAGTGGTGCCATTGCTATGGGCACTAATAAGCTAACTGGTATTGGCGATCCTACAGCAAACCAAGACGCAGCAACAAAGAAGTATGTTGACGATCAAGATGCTTTGAACTTACTGAAGAGTGGTGGCACTATGTCTGGTGCCATTGCTATGGGCACTAACAAGATCACTGGTGTTGGTGATCCTACCAACGCTCAAGATGCTTCTACCAAGAACTACACAGATGTGTTGTTCGGGTCTACATCATCTGCTGCAACCTCTGCTGCCGCTG